GACCATTGATCTATCAGGTCGTTCAGCATAATCAAAGCATCTTGCGAAGCTTCAGGCGTAGGAGTTTCACCCGCTTCAAGCGCACCAATATCCTTCAAAGCACCGCTAATGATTTCAATTGGCTTAGTCATAATTTATTCCGTTGGTTCAGGCGTTGCAGGTACTAGCTGCGGAGCCATTTGCGCATCAATCTTTTGTAGCAAAGCAGCAACTTGCTTGTACGGCAAATCATGTAACGCAGTCGCTATTGTTTGCAATTCCTGCATTTCAAATTCTAATTTATATGTTTTCATAAATCTAATTTAAATTTAGCTGGTTTCCAAGGCAAACTAACCGGTTCAGTAATAGCTTGTAATTGCTCTAACAGCCTAGCTTCAACCATGTTTTTGCCATCTTTCATGGTGGCTTGACGAACCCATTCAATTACCGTTTCTTCAGTCAAAGATTCAACCGGATTACCACCGTTTTCGTCAAAATACCAATAACCCTCAGAAGCAACCGTTTTATCGTTTTCCGACATTTCAGCGTGATATTTGACCGATTTGACCACGCCTTCAATAGCGTTCATTTCAGTAATTGACCATTTCAAAATCATAAAGCACCAATGCTAGAGCTTGTTAAAGCAGGGGCTTGGTTTGTTACTTGCTGCCAAACTTGGTTTGAAACAACAGTAATTAACGCTTCAACATTAACCGCGGCATTAATAGCTGTTTCTAAACGATTAGCTTCAGCAACAATAAACGCACGACTTTCAGCAGTAGCCGCAGGAATATCAATATTGCGTTCAGCCTTACGAATAACCATCCAATCAGATTGAGCCAACAAAGAGCCAGCCGTTTGTTTTACTTGTCTTACCCAATCAGATTTCAATTGCGTCAAATCTTTTGGATTATCAACGCCCCAATAAAAGCGTTGGTCATACCAAGGCGCATCAGCAACTTCAACGATACCTAATTGCTGCCTAATAGCTGGGTCGCGCAAATGCGGGTATTGCGTACCATTAGGAGCAACATATTCGTTATCTATACTTATCGGTGTTCCGTTTAATGTAAACATTTATTACCTCGCCCTGCTGTAGTTGAAAGGTGATTCTGCAAATGCCATAAAAATATAAGCTCTGCTTGCGTTAGACATAGCGTCGGCGCTTCTAAACTTAAAACCATTAGAAAGCAAATCAACAACTGTGCTATCTCCAGTATTTTCCGCATTGCTTAAATTTGGATACAGTCTGCGGAATGCGACGTTATATGGGTCTCGCGATGAATCAATAATTCCCCAAGTTTCTAGCCCTGTATCTGTATTTTTAACCATTAAAAATTTTGGTCTAAAACCACAATACACAAAAGTTCCATCGGTAGAACCATTGCCTTGATATGAGCCAATTTTAGAAAATCCAGCTACTTCAGCAAAACAGTAAGCAACCCAATTGTAACTAGACCCATTATTTGTGCTTGTTCCAATACTAAAAACAGAAGAAGTTGGAGTCGTGTTGTTCCAATAAGTTGAATCAGTTGTTGAACCATTTGTTGTATTTAATAACAAATATTTTGTATTTCCAACATCAGAATGATAAACAGGCCAATTTGTTGCCTGATTTCTTGATTTCATAATAATCATTTTAGGAACTGCGCCTAAACCATGACCAACCGTAGCATTTCCCGCTGTGCCTGTATAAGTCACCACACTAAAGCCAGACGTAGTGTTTGCGCTTACGGTGCTAGTAATTGAACCGTTGGCATTAGATACGCCAGTACCGCCAGCTTTCCAATTCCAAACGCAATAAGTTACTGCGTTTTGGTTTGTATATTCGCCAGCAGTTCCTTTTGTTACTTGAAAACCTGTTGAATTAACTGAATTTACATAACCTGACGTTGCGTCATCATTAAACGCGCCTTCTGTTGTAGTCGCATTTGATGTAATGCCTTTTTGTATGCCAAATGTTCTAAGAACGTCATATAAAAGGTGTGAATACGCATTACTACGGGATTTTGTCCAAAGAAAATCAGTTTGAAAATTTAAACCTAAAATTGTTTTTGTGGCGTTTCCATCGCCTGTGTATAAAGCAATGTCAAAATACTTATTAGCAAGCGTTGCGCTGCTTGCGCCTACTGTTGGAGTAGCAAGGTTTTGCGTTACAACAGCTTTAAAACCTGACGGTGCTGTGTAAGCAAATGCGCGTTGACCAAAATTGCCTGTCCATGCTGGAGTGCCGCCACCAGAAGAAACGGCAAAACTTAACGCTTGATTAGCAGTAAAAGTAAATTGCGGATTTGTTCCTGTGCTTGGCACTCCGCTTGACATCCAAGTTCCATTTACGCCAAACCATAATTTGCCAGCGTCAATGTCAAGAGCCATCATTACAACATCGCCATTACCCGCACCAACACCTGTGTTGCCTGTTACAGAAGCATTGTAGTAAAGGCGACCATCATACAAATAAGCCCAACTATTAGGGCCAGAACCAAGGTTAGTATCAAGGCCGTTGTTGTTTGTTATACCAATGCGAGGATTTGCGCCACTATTTAAAACCACTTCGCAATACCATTTACCCGCTGTTGGGAAAAAAGTAGTTGGAGTAATTAAACCATTGTTGGCAGCAGTTACGTCCAAATTACCGTTGGCAAAAGTAGCACCTGAAGCAGCAATTCCGTTCCAAGTGGCGTAATCACCACGCACTTCACCACCGATGCCAGTATCTGTGCCGTAGTTTGTAGGCGTATCTACTAAGCTATCGTTACCAGCACCGGCAGTAACGCTGAAATTGTTAGGCGTAAAATTATTGCTGTTGCCGCTGTAATCTTTACCAAGCGTTGCAGCAGTAGTGTTGCTGTTGTCGCTAAAGTTTAAGTAATAGCCATTTGTGCCATAAGTGCCTGTATATGCTTTTGGATTCCAAACGCCAGTAGTTGTGCTTGTTTCGCCAAACGAAGAAGGCGTTAATGCTTGACCATCAATAAAATTGGTTTCGGTCATGTATCCAGAAAAATATTCTTGGACACTTGATCTGCTACTAGCACCAAAAATAGTTGCAAATGCGTTATTAACGTAACAATCGTAATTCAAACTTGGATACGAAGAAGCTGAAAATGCTGTTACTTGCACTCCATTTATATAAAGAATAGCTCTATTAGATGCCGTTGCTTGCGTTGTATCTACAGCAAGAACAATGTGCATCCAAGCTGTTGAATCTCTAAAAACTTGTGTTGTTTGTAATTGCCAGTTATAACTTGAACCATTGTATTCAAAAATATTAAGCGTATCTGAACCTTCAAATCGCATAGCAAAAAACATATCTCCGGAAGCAGTATTTCTAACCGAAAAATATGTTCCTGTACTTAAAGCGGTTTTTTTAAACCAACCGCTTACAGTCCAAGTTTTTCTGTTGCCAGCACTTGCAGGAGTTCTATTTAAATACGCGCTATCAGGCGAATTAAACCGCAAGCTACGCGAAATTTGGTAGCCGCCACCCGCGCCGCCAGGAACAATGCTTGACTGAAGCAACGTCATGCCATTGCCCCCGAAGGTGCTGTCACATAAACATTTGTGCCGTCGCTAAAGTAACTTAGCAAATAAGTTCCTGTCGCTGAAATGGTAGCCAATGTACCGCTTACCACTTTAGTTGTAGCCGCAGCCGCAATTGTGTAGTTGCTGCCGTTTACCAACAAAATAAAGCCAGACTGACCCGCAGTTATATTTGTAAACGTAAGCGTAAAGCCGCCGGTAGGCGTACATTTAAAGTTGTTGGTTACGTTCATATCAAACGAACCGTCATTGTCTGTTGTAACCGTTCCACGCTGCGAAGCTGACCATGTGGAAGCCGTAGCCGGTGCGCCGTAATCCGTTCCCGCTGTAGCCGCAGAAAACGCGCTAGTGCCATTTCCTTTAGCAAGTCCGGTAAGCGTTGCAACACCTGTGCCACCAACAGCAACCGTTAGCGGCCCTGAAATCATAGTGCTAGTGACCGTTGCTGTGTCGCCTGAAGTAATTAAATTACCGGCAACCGCTGGCACATTAAGATTAAATGTTGATGCGGTGTTTGGGCCAACCAGATTAACCTGACCGCCTAAAGCCGCTTGAAAGACTAACTGGCCCATAATTTATTCCTTAAGGAGCAATAATAAGTTGTGAAGCGGTCAACGCTCCGGTGCTAGGGTTGTATTGCAATTTTGTTGATGAAACAAACGTTGTGGCCAAGTTGCCTGTTGTTTGGTTTGCAAACATTATGTAACGTGTGCCGTTAGTAGTTGTATCGTCAGTCACCGTTGCATAAGCTGTAGCAGCCGCCCAAACAGCGGGTGAACCAGCACCGGCAGACGTTAAAACCTGACCTGCTGAACCAACCGAACCATTAGCCGAAACCGTTGAAGTCGTTGACAACGTAGTAAATGAACCGGCTGCAGCAGTAGCGCCGCCAATAGCCATATTGTTCATTGTTCCGGCTGTCGCAGGATTAATGGTTAAAGTGCCAGTACCTGTCGGCGAAATTTGGATTGATGCGTTGGCAGGGTTCATATTGAACGCACCGTCCAGCGTCAAATTAACTGCACCACCACCGCCCCATTGCAAACAATTACTACCGCTGGCAGTTCTTAATCCACCACCAGCAGAAGTGGTTGCATCTAAAAAAGGACTAGCAAGCCTAGTGCTGCCTGTAACCACAGTTCCAGTTATCGGGCCTGGCGACGTAAACGTTCCAGTTGAATCGGCGAAACTCCAAGTTCTATTTACAGCGCCTGTCGTGCCAGTTTTAATATTAACAAGACCATCACGCAAAGAATTAAGATTTGCGCCACTAGCCAATGACAAATCTAATTGGTTGCCGTCGAAGTTGCCGCCAACAATCAAATAATTATTAGTGCTTAATTGACTTCCAAGACTAGCCGTTGTCAGCGTCATGCCTGTTAGCGTGTTTGTCCAAGTAGGAGCAGACGCACCAGCAACCATTGCGTAATTGGTCGTGCCAAGACCTAAAAACGTTGTTGCACCCGCACCTGATTGGTAAGGAACCGAACCTGTAGCGCCACCCGCAAGATTTGTGGCTGTCGTTGCACTTGTTGCGGTTGCCGCAGTACCACCAATAGATAAACCGGCTGCTGTGCCAGTTAAACCAGTACCAGGGCCGCTAAATTGTGTTGTTGCTGTAACTGTTGTGCCTGTAACTGCGCCAGCGGTTATGCCGCCAATTGTCGTGCCGTCAATCGTGCCACCTGTAATTGCAACACTAGCAGCCGATTGCGTTGACATTGTTCCAAGGCCAGACACTTGCGTGTTAGCGATAGCAATAGCCGTGTTGGATGCCGCTGTAAGCTGCCCCTGTGCGTTTACTGTAAACGTTCCTACCTGCGACGCAGAGCCATAACCAGCCGCTGTTACCGCAGTATTTGAAATGCTGAATTCGTTTGCGTTAAGACTTAGTCCTGTGCCAGCCGTATATACAGCAGCAACGCTAAAGTTTGACCAATTAATGGCTGTAACGCCAAGAGTGCCACCTGGCTGTGCTGACGAATACCACGCCGAACCCGCTTGGCCACCTGATTCAACAAATACAACAGCGCCTAAATACTCATCCCAAGTATCAGCATCAGAAGCACGACTCCAAGCAGTAGCAGAAGCGACATAAATACCATTTTGTGATGCGGTTGATTGATTTTTAACTAAAACACGCTCACCGGCAGTCAAAGTAATAGTGTCAATTGTCAGCAAACCCGACAAAGTAGGAATATTTGCTGTACTTGATGCCCTGACAGCTTGTTTCCAACTCAATCCGGCAGCGACAAAGTCAACGTAAGCCTTGTTTACTAAGTCATTGCTGCCGGTTGGAGTCGCTGAAACAGTTCCAGACGTAAACGCAGCCGTTGATGGACTTGTTGCCCCAATGGTTGTGCTGTTTATCGTGCTGTTTGTAATGGTCAAACCAGACTGAACCGGATTGATATTAGGATAAAAGAAGCTACCCGCAGGGCCAACCAAATTAATCAACGCATAAGTCGGCGCAGGTTCAAATATCCCCTGCACCGGTACTATGTTCGTCGTGCTATTCGTTGCGACTTCATTAGACATAACAAGTCCTAGCTTTGATCGGCCATCGGAGTTACATAAATATTACCTGCGTTTGCACCGCTAGAAATTGCCGTAATGGAGAACTGATTAGGCGGCACAGCTACAACCATCGGTGAAGGCATAGAAATGCCCAAAACAATGCTTGTTGAAGTATTACCAGCCGTTGGCAATACTGCTGCCCCTGCCGACGTAGGAGTAATCGTCACAGCTACCGGAAAGTTATTTGTATTTAACAATCCTGCGTAGTTGATCTGATCGTTGCCAAGTGGCGTACAAGTTAAAGCTGTTGACGAAGCAGAAGTCACAGCTATGCAAGTGGTCGGCCCATTTACTCTAAAAACCGTAGTGTTAGCCATTACTTACCCCTTAAACCGCTGTAACTGGTGCGGGGCCTTCAAGACGAACAACTTGCAAACTATAAGTGCCGATAGCTGGAATTTGTGCGCTTGCAGTAATGTTAGCAAATTGCATAGACAACACATTGTTTGTTAAGCAATCAGCCTCACCAACAACAACGCCAGTTGTTTGTGCGCCGCTGTAACCTATAACTTCAACTAAATCAGTTGTTGTTAAGCCAGGCAATGCAAAGGTTTGAATTGCTGTTGTGTTTGCGGAAACAGTTGTTGGGGTCAACGAAGGTTGAATGTAAAAAGTTTCGTGCGAATTACCGCGAGTAACTGTGGTGCTGGACATGATTAATCCTTTCAAAAATTTTCACTAATTATAGGCTTTCATGCGAAAAAAGCCACCCCTTGTGAGAGTGGCTTAGTCCGTTTTAGCCAATCAATTATTAGCTGTAAGTAGCAAAGTCATAGCCATAAACGTAAACGTCCATAGTGGCTGCAGCGCCTTGTGCTGTGCCAACATTAACGTATAGGTTATCGCCTGTGAAAATAGCAGTAGATGCAACGGTACGCTGACTAACAACTGTTGAAGAAGTCAGAGCCGACAAAGCTGCGTTAGCAACAATTGCGGTTCCACCAGCCGACGGAGCTGTAAACAAACCAGCGGCAGCAGTTGTCAAACTGATCGAAGCATTCGTGAAAACCACGTTTGAAACAGACCAATTTGTAGCGTTAGCAACAGTCAGTTTGGCTTGGTCGCCTGTTGCATTTACGTTTACACCTGTGAACACCGCTAACAAACGAACTGCCTGATTAGACAATACGTTTTGCGGGTGAATAGTTACGGTACTTGCTGGGCCTGGATTCGCCATAATATATATCTCCTAAATTAAGCTGCAACGCGGCAAGCGAGTTCTTGGTAAAGCGGAGCCCAACCATATAGAACATCAAGTCTTGTCGGAATACTATCGTTATTAATCGTATACTGCCTAACGACACGCATGCTTAGACCGATTTCTTTGTCGCTTGCACGACCAGCAAAGTGAACGCCTTCTGGCAACTCAAGGTCAGCTACTGCAAGCGTAAATGCGTTGCGGTGCATGATAATGTTTTGCGGCGAAACTGTACCAATCTTGTCGAACTGAGTAATTGCAGCAGTTGCCGAAGTTGTTGGAATCGACACGTTCTGGAACTGACCAGCTGTAATAATAGCTGGCGAAACAGTTACCGAAACAGACGAACCCGAAGCAATAGCAACAGCCGATTTGACTACGAATGAACGCAGCTTGTTCGAACCGTAAGCTTGACGGTTTTGTGGGTTGACTGCATACACACCAGCAATGGTAAATGTATCGCCAGCATTCAGATTCAGCGTACCAGTATTGGCGGCTGTAACTGTAATGGTTGACGAAGAAGCCCAGCCAGTAGTCAAGAAGCCAGTTGCAGTAGTTGTAGCAACCGAACCTGTGACAGTAGTTGTGCTGTTTGAGCCAAAAGTTTGTGACACAACGTTCTGATCTAATTTCCAGTTCATACCACCAGAATCACGACCCATCAAGCCCTTGCGGTACTGAGTTGAAATTGCTTCTTGTGGAACAAAAAGACCTTTCAAGCTGTCAACAATAGTCGCGCTTGTGAACGGTTCAACGATACATGAACGACGACCATCGCGAGGTGCGCCTTCAGAATCAAGGTAAGCTTGACCTGTCAGATATGTAATCAGACCGGTTGGCGGTGTGCCAGCAGTACCAACGATGTTAGCTGTGTTAGCAGTAGCCATAACCAAACCATCGCGGTCAATCTTGTTGGCGATAGCAGCAACAGCAGGTTTCAGAACGCGATCGCTAAACATATCTAACGACAGAGCCAAATCCTGAGTTGTAAACTGCGTGTCAACGTGAAACTGTGTGCCCAAAGTAACAGGAACCGAAGTCTCGTTGAAATCTTCAATGTTCAGCGCAGGGCCAGTTGTACCGATGAAACGGCCAGGGCGACGAACGTTTACGGTGTTACCAATCTTTGCGCCGATAACAGCGAATTGGTCATCATAGTTACGATCTACTTCTGAGGTGAACGTTAGTTCGTTCTCTAAGACCATTAGAGCCTCATTAGTAATTTTTGATATAGTCAATAAATTATTTGCCACTTTAGCAACTCCTTAAAAAAGTTATTTAGCTACCGAATTTTTCCCGACTTACGCATTTCCTTCCATTGCTGGATAGTGCCAGTAAATTCGCCCTTATCATTGATCGGCGTATCTACCGCGCCAGAAGTACCTTTAATCGGGTTAATCGGTGGCGGTGCTTTACTCTTTCTTACCGCAACAGCTTTTTCCTCAGACGGAGTATATTTAGACTCCAACTTGCCCAACTCTTTCAAAGCCTGTGGCAGCGGCATCCCAGCGAACTTCTGCGCGAAATCTTCGTTCTCAGCCAAGTGATAAAGAATTCTTGGCCCAACGTCGCTTTCTAAAATTGCGTCTCGTATAACGTCGTGTATAACAACGTCAGACGAAGCGATCATCTCGTCGTAGTCCGGTAGCTCTTGTTTCGCCTCATTAATGCGCTCGTTCCAAGTCGATAAGACTTTTTGCTGCGCTTCTTGAGCCTTAACATTAGCTTCAGCTTGCTTTTCAGCCTGAATCATTCGCTTCGCTTCGTACTTAGCTAAGTCTCTAGCATAGTCAAAAGCGTCGTTATAATCACTTGGCTGTGGTTCATCAGTCTGAACCTGCGCTTGCTGTGGCTGCTGCTCCAATGCCTTAATGCGTGCTTCTAAAGCCTCGCGCTGCTGTCGCTCACTTGCTGCCTCTTGTCTAGCAGCATCACGCGCTTTGCTTAACTCAGAAAACCGCTTTTCCAGCTTTGGGTTTTGTTTCTTTGGTTGCTCTGTTGCTTCCGCTTCCGTTTCTGCTGTTGGTTCACTCTGTTCTGCCTCTTGGACAGGCTCCGCAGGACTTTCGTCAACTACGGCCTCAGTCGGGGCATCATCAGCTAAACCTAACTTATTTGCATAAAACTCAGCTGAATTTTCACTTGTTAATACATTGCTTGCTTCTTTTACATCTGACATGAGTTTCCTCAAGAATTTACCCAGTTTGCCTAACTGGTAAGGTTTTGCTAATAATAATCCTGCTTAATCTATTGTGCAACCTGTTGCTGCATAATTAATGGATTTTGCTCTTGGTCAATATCAACAACCGCTTGAACCATCGCCCGATCCTGCTCTGCATTCCTGCGGTCAATCTCTAAATTCAGGCGGTTTGTGTCCATGTTATGCAATAACAATTCAGTAATTGCCTCAATTTCAACCTTGTTCTGGCTAGTAATGCTGCGAGTATTTTGGTCATTGACGCGCACTTCAGCCATAGTTTCGGTGTTGTGAGCTTTAGCGGTTTGACGCATTAACTCGCGCTTATTCTCGTTTTCTTGCTTAACCTGCTCAATATCTTGACGCTGTTTCATGGCCAATTGCATAGCTTGCAACTGTTGCTGTAGCTGTTGGTTCTGCGCTTCAGCTTGTTTTAACTGCATTTGTACCTGCGGCGGAATCTTAGAACGTTCGTCAATCTGTGCCAGCGGGTTCAACGTGGCCAAACGGTCAGCAATAGTGTCAGCGCCAGGGAAATCCATGTTCCTAAACCACAGGTCGCCGATCTTATCCATTAACGCAGGGTCTGCCCCTAATATTGGCGTCATAGCTTCTACAGCCTCTTGACGTTTGGAGTTGTAACCTGGCCCTGTTTCCATCACAACGTCGTATTTGCCGACGGTCACATCATTCATTATGTTGCCCAACGCGTCCTGTTGATTAACTGTCAACAAGTCTGGCTTTCCATCTTCGCCAATAATGCGCAAAACCCGCTCTGTGTCGTAAATCTTTGGAATCAAATCAAGAATAATCTTGCCAACGTGACAAAGGCTGCGCGTCAGATTGTCGTAATAATCAAAGTTTGTTAAATCAATCTGTTGCTGCTGGCCATTCAAAGCCTTGCCGCTAATATTGCCAGTTGGCATTTGGCTAGGGTCAAATATGCCCATGATCGCCTGCATATCGTTATTCACGCCCTGCGCTGCTGTAATTATTCCGGCAGGTGGTGGTTCAGGCTGCAAACGTATTGGCGCAGGTGCTGGCCGACCTTCAATGTCTGTCTGCTTATAACGCAAATAAGCATTAGATTTAACGTTAGCCGATGCCCAATCAGATTCGTGGCCTTCGTCTTGGCCTTCAGCCATAATCCATTTAGCTTTTGGCGCTAATGCTATGGATTCGGTCAAGCTTGTTTGCCAGAAGTTGTACATGCGTTGCGGGTCTTTGCCGAAACGTACCATGCCAAATTTCTTGCGCTTGTCGCCGACAATCATATGACGGCCATACACAGGAACCAATGGTATATATCGCCCAGGCAGATCACGTTCCTCAAGAACCTGAACGCCGGTGAGCTTCTTCCACTTGATAACCTTCTTGAAGCTGTCGCGCTTAGAAACTAAAGTAATACCGGCAGCATCCATTTCGCGCTGGTCTAGCTCATCTTCGTAAACGTGAGAACCGTCAGACAACAAGCACAACTTAACTTTCTTGCGCCATGTGTAGAAGTATTCAGCCAGCCGAATATCTTCCTTCATGATCCACTCATTCTGACTGTCGCCTGTACCACGCATAGACCAATTCGTTTCGTCTGCGTCTGGATACATTTTTTGAAACACTTCTTTGCTCATAACGGTAGTAATCATTGCTTTTTCAGCGTCGCTACCGTCAGGCAATATGCTATTCGGGTCTAAATAGACTGTAAAAGGGTTATCTACAGGGTCAATATAAATTTCTTGGTCGAACGAATCTTCCGACATGTAGTTAGTATTGACGCGAATATAGCCCCAACCCATACGCACCGCATAATCAAATGCGTTGTCATAAGCATAATCAGCATTTGAATTTACTTCGATGTGGCGAATAATGCCTTGGATGATTTGCGCTTCTGCCGCTTGTTCATTGGTATTCATTGCATGAACTTTGATGCGCGGTCTTTGCTGACGCTGCTGATTGATAACCTGCCGACAGTATGTGTCTAGCTTGTTAATGGTCAAACATGGTCTGGATTCAAGATTCCGGCTGTTCTGTAGCTCAACCGGCCATTGATCGCCATTGACGAACTTCAAGTCCTCCAACGCTTCTTGACGATTCATAGTGTCAGCGTCGTTGCAGAACTTTAGAAACTGTTTAGCTTCTTCGATAATTGGATCGTAGTCGCCTTGTTGATTATTTGCCATCATCCCATCCAAGAATTAATTTGTCCGTATTGCGCAGACTGTGGCCTTTGCCTTACTTTGCGCGGTTCTTGAATCATTAAACTAAGATATTTAAAGGCGTCTGCGCCATGAGAATAATGGTCATGCAGCGGCGTTCTGCTAAATTGCTTAGTATCCGGATCGACTTCGTACCGGTAATGCCGCAGACATTGTAAGCCTTCAGCACAGTTTTCTCTATCAAAATAACATTTTGGGAAGATTGTACGCGCTGCGTTTATGCTGTCAACAGTTGGAACCCTGTCCAAAACCCTAGTTTTATATCCTGAGTTTCTGACAATATCTTCAATGGTCATACCGGCTGCCGCAAGTGTTTTATTTTTTGCATCATGCGGTAGCCAGATCGTATCGTACACATAACCAAACGTCTGCAACTTAGCCAAGTAATACGTCATGGTCTTTTGCGTATCTTCAAAGTACCGAATCAGCCTAGTTTCCATTCCAACAAATTGCACTAGCCAACAGGCTGTATGGTCTGCCCACCCAAGATCGAAAATTGCATGAACTGGCTTGCTTGGATCATAGGGAACCTTAGTAATTCGGCCATCAAACTCTGCTTGTTGCATTTGGTCGGCAAAGATTGCACCGTCAACCGTAATGCGGCAAAGACCTTCCCAAACGTTGTTGTAAGCCTGTATATCTCTAAGCTTTAGCTGATCCTTTTCCTCGCGCAACGTCTGTGGGAACCAAGGATTGTCTGACCAGTTGATCTTGCGAACTATTGCGTTATCAGGCGCATGAACTACAAACCGTTGGAACGTCTCGTCAGTTTCTAACTCAGGGTTAAACGTAATCCAAATCTCGCTGTTTTCTTTACGAATGGTAGGAACTAGAACATTCCAGCTTGATCGGCTAACCGTCTGAGCTTCTTCAACCCAACAAATATCAACGCCTTCGTATGATTTAACGTTGGCAACATTGTTCTTTAGACCGACGAAATTGAACTCTGAACCGTTCTTAGCTCTAATTGTGGCTTGTGTTACGTCATAGAACGTTTCTAAGCCCAACGCCTGTATCTGGTCGCACAGCAGCTTATGGACTGAATCTTTTAGGGAAGTTTGGAATTCACGCGCACAAAGTATGCGAAGCGGGTCTTTAGCAGCCAAGATCAATAACGCTCTGGCCACGCCCCAACTCTTAGCACCGCCACGACCACCGTATAGAACTTTGTACCTAGACTTTTCAAACAAGCACGACAGCTTTTCTGGAAACTCTGCTTTGCTTACTGCTTGCGCAACTACATCACTCATTTGGCTTAATGAACGTTACTTGGATGCCTGATAGCAATGGTGCGCCTTCTGCGCCTGTTAGCTCTGTTTGTTGAACTGCTTTGCCGTCAAGCCTGTCAATCAACTCTTTTACAGCCCAAGGTTCCATAGCTCTAGCTGCTTCAAACAAGCCTTCAGCTACCTCGCGTAGCTTTGTTGGTTCTTGAACGGCAATCTTACGCAACTGGTCATAAAACATTTTGCCCTTAGCTGCATTATTGTTGCCCAAAGGTGCACCTGCTGCCATATTATTTTAATCCTTAACTATTTGGTTTTCTTGGGTTTCTCTGCTGAACGTTTTACTGCATAAGCTATCGCTACCGCTTGTTTGATAGGTTTTGTCTTTACTTCAGCTTTTATGTTTTCCTTAAAAGCCTTGTCAGATTTGCTATGCTTTAATGGCATGATTATTTCTTTTTCATAGGTTTGGCTGTCTTAGCCGAATCAATAAACGCTTGCTTAGTCGGTGCGCCTTCGCTGCCAACCTTACGCATTTTTTCTGCTGGCTTCCCTGCTGCTTTCTGAGCTTTAATGCGCTCTTGTTTAGCGTGAATGTTTGCGTACAAGCCTGGTTTAGTAGCCATTAGCAATTCCAATTCTTTAATGATGCCTTTGCTCTTTCAGCAGGGCCTTTAGCTTTCTTGACTACGCCTTCCATCCTTGCGCAGAAGCTTGCTTTCCTGCCCTCGTCAGCCTTTGTCTTTGGGTTTGGTGCTGGTGGCTTTAGGTTTGAGTTGTTCTTCGCGTTGTATTCAGCACGACCTTTAGCGGTCATACCCGCACCTTTTTCGGTCGGGTTGTAAGTCTTACCTTTGCCGGTAGTCTTGTGTTCTATCGGCTTATCGTGTTTAGGCGGCATCTTGTTCCCTTTCAATCCAACAAATATCAGCTTCTTGGATAATTTGGTAATCCTCGCCCTTCAGCTTTACCGTTGGCCACTTTAGATAATCACCGTTGCCATAGCGAATTGCATCGCCTGGCTTTGCATCTAATGGCTTGACGTTGCCCCGCTTATCACGCTTGCCAGGGCCAACAGCCACAATCGTACCCATATTGAAAGATTCCCGATTATTAACTATCAGGACTTCGGAAAGTTTGCGGATGCTGGGTTTAACCAGCACCCTATCTTGCATAAGTCTAATCATTGACCGTAAGACGAACGCTTGTGTTCGTAACAAATGCCGCTGGTTCTGCCGGTGTTCAAATCCTTGTAATCACCCGCAGCCTCAGTTTTACCCATAGCAACGCCGCCTTTAACAACTGGCTTCATTTCGCCACCAGTATCAGCAGTAGTTGCGCCTTTTGGCGTTTTAATGCCGGTGCTGCTTTTAGCGCCAACCATTGGATCATGCAATTTAGCCATGATTTAACCTTTATTGACCGTAGCTGTTGCGTGTGTGCGTATAGCAAATGCCAGCGGTTTTGCCGGTGTTGAACTCTTTGTCCATACCGGTTGCATCTTCTTTACCCATGCCAACACCGCCAACGATCTTGCCACGACGTTCGCCAGTAGAATCAGACATATCAGCACCTTTTGGTGGTGTTGCGCCTGTCATGCTTTTAACGCCTTTCATGCCGTCCATCTTACCCATGATATTTTCCCTTTTCTTTGCAAAGAAATTACTACGATTATTAACTTAACTTAACGGTGTGTCAATAACTTGAATAGCTACTGTTGCGCCGCCTCCTGATTTTATAGTAGCTCGCTGAATAGTCAAATGGTCAATTTGCTCGTCATCATCAAAAACACCGGCATCTTGTAAAGCATCTAAACAAGCTTTCAGCCGGTTATCAAGATCAATTTTGCGCTTGTCTCTTGGATGCAAATAAATGAGCACCTTTAATCGGTTAATGCCCAATTTCGGCACTTTCTGATCAATTACGCATTCAGCAACATCAATTTTGTATTGTCTTCCAGCTTTGGATAAATATCGTCGGCCACCAGATTGAAGCCAATAATGATTCACAGAAGGGGGTAATGGAACATTAATGAGTATCAAGCAGTTCCTCCGTCCATGCTAAGAGTTCTTCCTCTGTCGTTTGGTAATGCCTCTCAAACGCTTTACGCCCCATTCCGTGAACACCAATGTCACCGCGATGATGTGCAGGGCACAAACCAATAACAGGGGCATCATTACGACGACCAGCGCGGCGAATATGATGAATTTCGCCAGGAGTTCCGTCATAACCAATCTTTTTGCATAGTATGCACCCAAGGTCAGCAACTTTGTCGTAGTGCTTATTTTTTGCCATCTATTTTTTTGTTCATACAACTGCTACACAGCCAACGTCTATTCTTTCCGTTTGCAATTATTTTCCAATAACCACCTTGTGAATTTTTAGTTAAAGAACAATTGCTGCAGTATCTATCACCAGCTGGACTTTGTTTAGCCGGTTCAAATTCATCAAGATTTAACATTAACAGTTTAATTTAATTAATTGTTATTATTGTTGTATTTATAAATGTATTACAACGAAAGGCAAAAATGACTGCCAAATCTTGTACCGACGAAGAATTTATAGCAATCTGGAACAAATATCAATCAGCGTCAAGAGTAGCAGAAGTTTTGAAAATTCAAGTTAGAACTGTATATACAAAACGCAGAGAAATCGAAAATAAATTTGGATTAGCCTTACTTGCTACTGACAAAAAGTCTTTAGATTGCAATATAACAATTCCCAACAATGGTGTTCGCGTTCGGGTAGAAATGGATGAAGGCCTAATTATGGTGGCAAGTGATTGCCATTATCACCCTGGACAAATATCCGCAGCGCACAGAGCTTTTGTCAAATTGATACCAGAATTATCCCCTCGCATGATTATTATGAACGGAGACGTTTTTGACGGCGCTGGAATTAGTCGATTTGATCCGCAAGGCTGGAAATCAAACCCAACTGTAAAACAAGAACTTGAAGCTTGTACAGACCGTTTGCATGAAATAGAAAATGTTGCTAAAAATGCAAAGCTGCATTGGACTTGGGGAAATCATGACCTTCGTTTTAATATTTCTTTAGCTTCCCAAGTAGGCACAGCATTTGAAGGAGTTAAGGGCTTTAATCTTACTGACCATTTTCCTAGATGGAAGTTTTCCACATCAATAATGGTTAATGAAAGTTGCATGATTAAACACAGGTGGCATAACGGAATTCATGCTGTTTATAACAACACTTTAAAAAGTGGTTGTTCATTTGTTAGTGGGCACTTACATTCCTTAAAATGCACCCCCTACAGCGATTATACAGGCGACAGGTATGGGGTCGACACAGGGACACTATCAGCAATTGACGCAGAAGGCTTTAGCTACCACGAAGATGCAAGCGTCAACTGGCGTTCTGGATTCGCTGTTTTGCAATTTCATGAAGGCAAACTTTTACCGCCGGAACTATGCCAAGTATTAGATGAAAGTGCTGGAAAGTGCTATTTCCGTGGTTCAATATTTTATGTGTGAATAGTCATCTAAATGCCACATGACAGGATTATTATTAACTTGCAGTTCCCTATAACCTTTCTTGGAGTAAACAAATGAGCATGATTATTGATTACGAAAACAAATTGATCTATATCGGCGACGGTTACGAAGTTGTCCAGTACGAAGAAGAAGATGCGACTTTCTTTGATGACGAAGGCAATGAATACTGGTACGACGAAGCAGAAGATATTACTTACATCTACGACGAAGAAACTGAAGATTGGTACGAAGTTGAAGAAGACGAAGACGCAGCAGCATGGTAAAACAAAGGGGCGAAAGCCCCTTTTCTACATGTTGTCTCGTATTGCTCTGACCGGAATATCTGTTCTCTCATGAATGCGCAAAATGACCATATCCGATATTGGCGCACCGTGTCTTATCTTGCTTATAGTTGGCACTCCTAACTGTAATATCTGAGCAACTTCACGATCTGTCTTTAAATCAAGTTCCCTGCGTAAAAAGTCGATCAATTTATTGTCAACGTGTGTTGGTCTCATAATGAACCCTTTCTGCGGTTAGCGGATAATGTTTGCCAAATTTCCGAAACACGAATTTCATGCAATCGGTCATTATTTAAAATATGAAAATCTGTATGGCTTTTGATCCATTTATTAATTGCTTCTGCGTATTCATCGCTTGCTTCAGCTTTTGCCTCCCTTTCAGCTACCGTACCAGTTGAAAGCAAAAATATCTTTGCCTTAACCTGTTTAAGAGCCGCCTCGCAGCGTTTTAAGTCACCACTTAAATAAGCGTGTTGTTCGTCAGTCTGACTTAATACAATTAAAGCCTGTTCTACTCTTGATTCATCTAATTTTTCTAAACTCATCGCCAATCCCCTTCATTTCCTCGATTATTCTTATTCCATTGCTCACGCGAATCTTTTTCTAATTTGTCGGTACTACGCCACTTTTTTACTTCTTCAAAATAATCAAGCATCGGTTGCCGACCTTTGAGCCGCAGCTTTAATACATACCTAACCTCACATTGATGCCTAAATTCTTCGCTGTCATTCATTACACAAAGTTAGTCCATAATTATTTATTTTTGGCATGTTGTTAGTATTTACAATTTTGATTAACTTGTTTTTCTTAAAAACAGAATAATCAACATAGTGATGCCATCTATTAAATTTATAAACAACTTTTGCAACGTCTGGATGCAGCTTTTCTAACATTTCGCTTTTAGGTAATGTTCCTTCTGTGTCGTAAAAATCAGCACTATTACCGCCCCGCATTCTTTGCGTAGTTATTTTCCCGCAAAGAAAAGCATTAAATTGAATAGTGCAATTACCATCTTTTAAAACCCTTAAACTTAAATCAGTATCTTCGTTATATCTTGCTCGCCATTTATAGCCAGCGGCATTCTCAATAAGAAGGCATGAATAAATTCTAGTGTTCAAAATATACGGTGGAACCTTGTCAGTTTTTTTGCAGAAAGAATAGTAATTTAAGCCAGCAACAGGAACATTTTGGTAACGGTCAACAAAATCTTCTGCCGCTTTTAATGTTGCCCCTGTTCTTACTTCAAACTTTTCATTTCTGTTTAAATAATGAAACGCATCTATGTTGTCATCCATAACCCAATGACGTTTAAACCCATTTTGTGCTGAATGATCTATGCAAAAATTCCTTGCCGGCCCCGGTCCTGTGCTTTTGGCAAAACCATAGTCATCACATAGTTCATATTCTTTTTTATAGATGTTTGGCAGAATCAATAATTCACCAAAATTTCTGCCATCTTTGTAAAACTCGTATTCTTGTTCTTCCACAACAATATAATGTGGAACATTCATTTCGTGTAATGCTCTAGTTGTTAGGCCATTTTCTGATCGGCCCTTAGATACGATATAAACAGGATAATTAGGAAGCATCTTTATAAACTTTTCTTTCTAGTCCCCAATGTGATTTAAATGGATGCCAAATGCTTTTAGTCTTATTGGTTAGCTTTTGATTTATTAATCTTTGAAAATCCAAATAATCATCTTCGGTATCAAACCTAATTATTAATTCTTTGAATGGTTCTTTTTTTTCCTGCACAAATTCAGGCATACCAACCCATTCAGGATATTCGTCAAATAAGTTTTGGTCTTTGCTCATGCCAACGCTCTAATCTTTTCTGCAATACGTTTGCGCAACTCGCTAAAGCTTTCACCTGGCTTAGAAGTAACGCCGACTTCCTTGGCTTTCGCCATAGTCAACTGTTCGTCGCTGTACCAAGGCAAACTTGGCGGTTTCTTTTCTTGCATATCAAGTTCATCTTCCCAACGGCCTTGGTTTAACCAAGTTGCTGCATGCGGAATGAACTCTGTTTCTGTCTCTTTAAGCTTCCAGTATTTAATATGCACCGGCAAAGCTTCAAACGCAGCTTCTTGTTCTTCTTTTGGCATGCGTTCCCATATCTTCTGCGCAACACGCTTGCTAACCTTTCTAGGGTATAACTTCCAGAATTCTTCAAACATATTATTCCTTTGGCTGCGGCAATCCTGACCACAGCGGCCAACCTTCAAGCAATGGCTCTTGATCTATAGGTTGTAAGGATTCCGCTGGTTTTGTGTATGAATCTTGTATATTCCTTTCGGACATGCGGTTTTTTTGCTCCGCTTCCAATACGCGCAGATCATTCGCTGCGTCAGATACGCCATGCCAATCATGGCGGTCTATCATGACCTGCATATAATCCATCAAAATAGCTCGCTGTGTTTTGTGGTCTGTGTAATCTTTATTCATATTTCCTCCTGTGTATATTATTAAGGCTGCTTAATCTTTACGTCAAGCATTTTCTCTACTTACTTTTATTTACTTTTGTTTTAGGCATAGGACAAGACAATTAGGTGGTACTCACCCAATTTAGCCACCTGCTTCAGTAAAGTCGATAAGTAAAGTCATGCAAGCTACTACACCCGAAGGATTGCGTTCAATTTCCAGAGGGACGATTTCGGATCGCCTAGCCGCCATACCACCTGTGTTCCTCTGTTCCTGTGATACCCGCAATAAGTTCACGCGCTGTCTTGTCAGTAGGCGCATAGGTTTTCTTGGTAGCCGCCCCTACAAGGCGCATTGCTTCGTGACCAGTACGGTCTAAACGCAAAAAAGCCCTTTAGACTTGGCTCTCTGCGTGTGTGGGCACGCCCTAAAAGGTTGAGAACCAAAGCTAAAAGGCTTTGATTTGTCTTATGCCCACACATAGACAGGCACAAGATAGCATAGTTAAAAAAAAGCCTCAAGTACATTCTTGAGGCAAACCGCGAAGGATAGCGGAGCGAGAAATTAGTACCAGTACACTAGCACTATTTGCGTCATTTAGTGCCAGTAGCCTAAATTTCAGGCCAAATATAACGCCAATTAGCAGGAAACATCAACTTTCTTGTTAATTTTCCGTCAGATTGTTTTTCTATTTCTGCGGCCAAATACACCCTTTTATCTACAGGAATGCCATTACGTCGCCAAACGCATACCGCTGGCGGTGAAATATTAAGCTGTTTTGCAATAGCTGTCGGCCCACCTAGTAAATCAATTATCTGAGAATCATTCATTAACGTAGATTAACAAATAATGTTTGACAGGTCAATT